TTAGCCCTCCTTATCGGATAAAACTTCAAATTTAGCTTTATCAAAATCAAACGAGAGCGGTACATAAGTGGCAACCTGTTCGTCGGTGTCGCTTAGCATAAGCCACTTTCGTGTGTCCGACTCAAGGATAATCTCATTATGTTCACCCTTATAAATAACAGATTCAATATATAAATCCGTAAGGTCACCGTTGCCGTCGCCTGCAAGTGAAAGCGCATCCGGCGGAAGTGTGATTTTTAATTTTGTGCCTTCTTCAAAATAATGATTTTTAACTTCAATAGTTTCATCCTCAAACTCAAAGCTGAAAGTATTTTCATCTTCGTTAGCAGAGGTAACTGTGATTTCAATTTCATTGTTGTAGAAAGGCAAAAGCTTGTTCATAATCTGAATATTGAAAGGAATTACTCGCATACCTATTTGACTTCCGATTTCGGCTGATGTGGTAGAGTGAATAAGAATTTCACACTTGCCGCACATTACGCTCATTTCGTAGTGAACGCCCTTGAAAGTCGATTTAACAACAGTACCTGTAAGCTGACCGTTTTCCGGAGAAGTGATTTCAATATCCTCGGGACGGATTACAACATCGACAGGTGTGTTTTCGCCAAAGCCCTTGTCAACACATTCAAGTTGTTTGCCGAGAATTTCTACACGGCAGTCGCCGAGCATTGTGCCGTTAAGAATATTTGCCTCGCCGATAAAATCCGCAACAAACGCATTTACGGGTTCGTTGTAAATATCTTCAGGTGAGCCAACCTGCTCAACAACACCGTTGTTCATTACAATAACGGTATCGCTCATTGTAAGAGCTTCTTCCTGATCGTGTGTTACATATATAAAAGTTTTTTGAGAGTTTTGCTGAATTTCTTTTAATTCAATCTGCATACTCTTTCTTAGCTTAAGGTCAAGCGCACCGAGCGGTTCGTCAAGCAAAATAACTTCCGGGTCACACACCAAAGCCCTTGCAATGGCAACACGCTGCTGCTGACCGCCCGAAAGTTTTGTGATAGCTCGCTTTTCATATCCTTTAAGGTCAACAACCGCAAGCATTTTTGAAACACGCTCTTTAATTTCGTTTTTCGGTAGTTTTTTCAGTTTTAAACCGAAAGCGACATTGTCAAACACATTAAGATGTGGGAAAAGCGAATATTTTTGAAAGACCGTATTAACATTTCTTTTGTTTGGCGGTGTGCCGTTGATTCTTTTACCGTCAAAGAGAACATCTCCGCTTTCAGGTTCGACAAAACCGCCGATAATTCTTAGGGTAGTGGTTTTTCCGCAGCCGCTCGGCCCGAGAATAGTAATAAATTCCTTGTCTTTAAAGTCAAGATTTATATGGTTTAATATTACCTCTCCGTCAAATCGGACGAATATATCCCTTAAAGATATAATGGTATTTTTTTCTGACTGCTCCATTCACGCACCCCTGTTCATAAAAAATCTAATATGCTGTATTTATTGCATAACTAAAGGACGGAAAGTGACAATTGGCAAAAGCTTTGACCAAGCGAACACTGTCCGCCCCTACAATTTACTGTAGCAATATTGTAAAGACAAAAGCATACCAATAAATTATAGTCTTTTTTGCAGTAAAAGTCAATTATTATATTTTTGCAAATACCGCTTTTATTGTGTGTGTTAAAATGATGTGAACCAATAAAAAAAGAGAAGCAGAAAATACGGATATAGTTTGTCAAGTGTAAGAAGAAGGCAATTCGCAGATATCCGGAACTGACGGTACCGGGAGAAAAAGTACAGATGGTCACATCTATTTACAACGCAGATGATATGTAAAATGCAATTGAGAAAACGCTTTGCTTTTTATATGTCATATGATATAATAATGTGTAAGTAAAGTGGGTAGAAGACCTGCAATCTGTAATCGAATTACAGGTTTTCTACCCTTGTATAAAAATATAGTTAATTATACAAAAGGCATATTTTGTATAATTCGGGACAGACTGCACAAAAAACAAGGCTCCCGGTGAGCTCTCTAATTGTGCATTATGACATATCATTTATTATTCTTGCCGTCTTGGTCGTGCTTACTTAAGATTATAGATAAATCATTCATAATCTTATTAGTTACATCAAGACGGTTTTTTGCTAATATAAATTCAAGCAAATCTATAGTATCGTATTCATATATACGAAAGAAATCTTTGTACTGCAAGTAGTCATTTTCAGCACGCTGTTGCTCATAAAATATGTATTCCCACATCGCAATTATCTTGTATTCTTGCTCTGTCATTTATAAAACCTCACAATCAACTAAAGCATCAATACCAAGAACAGATGAATGTTCAAAAAAACCGTATTTTTTAACGCCTTCTTTATACGCTGCGTCTTCCTGCAATAATAATTTATATTTTGGATTTAAGTTATTTTTTCCAGCTTCAACATCTTCAAGAAGTGTATTAACTCCGAAAAGCTGAATATATGTATAAATTCCACCTGCGAAACGCTCCCCATAGACCGAACGCAACTTAGCAGCGTTATATTCCATACCCGGCTTTTTATATATAGACCTTTCTTGAACACTTTTATAATTATAAAAATTTTCCCAATGGTCAGCAATTTCAGAACGCCACTTATTAGAATCACTTTCAGAAATCTTTACATATCTTAAATAATGATTAAGAACAGCGAAATATAAATCGTCAATAACTTCATTTTCTTCAACTAACAATCTTACAAACTCAACAGCTCTATCTTGTCTAATCTGCAACTCACATCTTACCCAGTGAGAAATCTCATCTTGTTTATTGCGTTCAGCTGCTTTATCATAAATACGAATAAAAACAGAGCCGGAACGCTGTCCGTGAGTTACACAAGTACCAGAGTCAGAGATATTAACACCCCATTTGCGAGTTTTAGCGATAAAATTATGATTTAAAGTATCTTTGACTATTTCATCAAGATTGAGATAACCGGAAAAATCATCAAAAGCAACATCAATACGAGTTACTTTTGCACCCGGAACAGAAAAAACAAATTTAAAAAGTGAAAGAAAATCGCCATTGCCAAGGGTTTCAAATGTTCTACAGCCTTGACCGGACATTTCAAGCATTATCAATCCTTCGTGCTGAACTCCGCCAAAATGTATAGAAATATTAGAGAATGTCTCTCTGTACTGCCAACCATAGAAACCATAAGAACGCTCCCACGGAACATCAGACAATCCGAGCAATTCGACAATACCGGTCACTGTAGTTTCAGAAGATTTACAAGGAATTGTAGCAGAAAACCAGTCAATTATAATTTTTTCTTTTGTATCCATAAAAAAACCCCTTTTCCCTATCAGTTCAGTAATTCTCCATCAGCAAATCATATTGCAAATCAGACTTCACGCAATAACAAATCGGATCAGGTTCGTAATTGTGTGAGCGTCTTTCTGCATTTAATCTTGCAGCTTCTTTTTCAGCATCCTCTTTCTTCTCAAATGAAGCTAATTTTGTGTAAGAAACATCATCCCAAGTGTAAACCTCATAAACATTAAACATCATAAAAATACCTCTCTTTGATAATATGATTGGATTGTATGTAGAGGGGGGCTATTAGCGTGCCCCCCTAACGGAGTTTTACTCTCCGGAAAAAACTTTTGATTTTTTTGGCTATAGGGCCCCGGCGGAAAAAACCGCCACCCCATAGCCAATATTTAATCAACCGTTTTCAAGGCTCTTAATATAACGCTATAAGTATAATAGCCAGCAACTGCTATAAGCCACAATGAAAGCGTGTCCACAATAAAATCTAACGGAATAACCCAATTTATATATTTTAAATATGGCTGTATTGGAGTATTATCAAGCAGCTTAAAAGGACTGTCCGGTAAAAGGTCGATAATACTTTTAAGCATTTCGTATAAAGTATCACAAAGCCAATTCCAAATCTCTCCAAAAATATTCATATTACTGCGCTCCTATAATTTTTCTTGAAATCATAACAAGAGCAAGAACGAACATTGCTCCGGTAAAAAATCGTATAATTTTTATTTGTTCTTCATAATCTGAAAAATCAATTACTATTTCCTCATCAATTCCAAGTCTTTCAAATTTAAACGGCATTACAAAACGAGGTGCTTCGGCTTCAGCTTGTAAGCCAACAAATAAATTATAAATGTCCCAAGGTAAACAAAATGGGAATTTTTCTTTAAATAATATTTCTGGTAAAGACATAGAAGGAATTGACGGCTTTTTAGGTTTTGTATTAGGATTATCACTTGTATCATCTTTTGTATCGTCTTTCGTGTCTGTCTTATCTGTTGCTATATCGCCAGTATCAGTTAAAGTCTTATCTCTCACATCAGAAGGTGAAAGGTCTATAAGGTCGTCAACATCAAGAGGGAAAGCGATAGAACCGGAACCCGCATCAGCTATTGAATCACTCCAAGTAGTATCAGTACCAATATAATCATTACCTATAGAAATAGCAGGGTCACAAGTAAAAACCTTAGTTAAAATATCATCTGTAACTTTATCAGAATCACAAGGCATTAAATAATCAGAACCAAATATAGTACCATCATCACAAACAATATTACCAAACGAACCAGTAATAGTATATCGATGTCCTTCAATGCTCGTAACATTAAGCAGTTCAGAGCCATAATACATGAGAGTAATAGGTTGTGAAAAATCAAGTCCAGCAATTAAACTTCTATAGCTATAAAGAAAATTAGAATTAATTCTAAACCCAAAATTAATTACAGAATCTTTTAATGTGAATTGATATTGATAATCATAATAATTAATATAATTATTCATATAAGGTTGTGAAGATATAAGAGAATAGAAAGAATACTGTGTACCTAATATAGATACTTTCATAATAACATTATGAGTATTAGAAGAAAAAGCAGATATAACTTCATCAGGGAAATTACCTGTGCGATCTTGTCCTACAAATTCAATCATAGTACTGCCAATTGTAAATGCAGTATAACTATCTCTTGTGACTTGATAATCAAAATCAAGTGAACCATTTTGCTGTAATAGAGAAACAAAACTATCATAATTTTTAAAAGTCGCTTGCGGTACACTAAAATCGACATAACTAGAATCAGCTATTACAGATGGATTAAAAATAAAAGAGGCAATAGAATCAAAGATTTTTTGCCATTCACTTGCTAAGCACATAATTAAGCCGTTTGTTGTTACTGTATAATACTCTTTTTTTGCGTCGTACTGTTCTTTAGCTTTATCTATTATGCTTTTCGTATCAGAATCAACAGAATTATAATACCGTCGTGCGGTGCTTTGCGCTACATCAGCAGAAGTAAAAGTTACTCCACAAGCTACCATTATGCCTATAACAAACATAATAATTTCTTCAACACCTGTTACAGCGTGAGCCTGTGCCGGTGCAAGCACACCACCAAAACACACAACAGTTAAGAGGCACAATAACAATGACAACAACCTCTTGCAGATTTTATGTTTTTTCAGATACTTCAACACTCTGTTCATTGTTAAAAGCCTCCTTAATCTTCGATTTATCAAGCTTAATATTCGATTTATCAAAAAAGCTTGATTTCAAATTAGTTTTATTAGTTTTGTTTTGTACATCTGATTTCTTATCATCAGTAAAATTAAACAATGCCATTGTATCGTAACAATCAGCAATTTTTTTGTTAAATCTCTTAAGCTGCGTTGAAGTTTTTATTTTACAAGGATACCAATACTCGACGCAATGGAAAAGACCTCTACAAGCTATAGAAACAAGAGCCATTGCTAAATTCCAATTACGCAGCGCTCGGTGTTTAATGTCATATTCAAGCAACCCCCTAATCTGACGATCAAGCATCCTATCATTTTGAGCAATTAAGATTACATCAAAATTAAAATGTCTATGATTCGCAAAAAAATTTACCCATTCCATTCTGTCCTTACGGTCAAACTGACGAGCATTAAACATTATACTTGCTTCATCAATAACAATGAGAGTTTGTGCTTTAAGTTTGCCGGGTTTATGATTTTCTTTTGCAAAATTCAAAAGGAAATCAATAGTAAAATCACTATTACGGAGAAAAATAAACTTACCTAAATTTTTACGATTTTTATAGTATTTTTTTGCATTAACCGGATAATTGGAAATAACATTTCGACCAGAACCAAGCCAATGCACTATGTCAGCAGTAGCGTGATAACTTTTATATGAGCCCGGAGTACCACTGTAAAGTGAAATTGCCATAAAATCACACCTTTAAAAGTTTAATAGGCTGCTATGTCTGAAAAAATTTTTTAAAAAAAGCTCCTGCGGAGGTCTTGACTCTCCAAAAGCAAATGATTTAGCAGCGTTGCCGAGCAACTCAAAAGCTAAAAATAATTTCAAGTCACTCGGCTTAAACATTTTATCATTTGCTTTTTCCGAGTAAAGACTAAACTTTTTTTAAAAATTTTTTTCAGAGAAAAGATACATCAGACTTGCAAAGCTGCCTACGGCGTGCCTCACAATCTAAAAGCTAAAAATTACAAAACAATAGGGACAGGGCATTATAAACCCTGCCCCTAACGCAAAGAGGTAAAAACAATTAACGACCAATCAGACCACGAACAAATGAAATTCCTTTCTTGATTGCAATAATTGCACCGAAAATTGCTAAACCGATTGGAAGAGCGAGAGCGATATAACCGAGAACATCACTCTGAATACTCGATATAGCTGTTGAAAAACTGCTTTGTAAATCAGATGAACCCGCAGCAGCACCGGTTTCTGCTGCAAAACTGGAAACGCAGCCAACAACCACCATAAATGCAGAAGCTACAACTATAGAAAACTTTTTACCGTACTTCTTAAAAAAAGACTTGATTTTTGACATTCGTTTATCCTCCTTCCATTAAGATTTTATATTCAAAAGACTAATAGCCTTGCGAATACCGAAAGATAACAGTGATAAACAAGTATAAAGTGCGAAACCAATTCCAAAACCATAAGGAAAAAGTTCCATTAAAGAGGGAATAAAATTCATTTTGTTACCACTTCCAAAAACTAAAAGCCTTAGCGGCTAATATTCCAATAATTAAGCCTACTAAACCGATTAAAACTTGAAAACCTTGTAAAAAAAGACCGTTGCCGAGTTCATCAATCGTTGACATTTGTTTTTACCTCTGATATTGAATCAATAACAACAGAATGAAACTTACAATTTGAACAAACATCCTCGTCACCGCATTTGAAATCTTTATTTTTCTTACTTTTCAGCACTTTAAGAAGATAAGCAAAACCAACTCCGCAGCCAAAGCCGAGAATTAAACTCATTATTTAGTCCTCCTCAATTATATTTTCTACAGGCAATTCGTGAAACATTGAAAGTATCTCATCAGAAGGTGGTAAAGGTTGAATTAAAACAACTTTTTGTTTATCGTTGAAATAGAGTTCTGCGAATTGACCGAATTCTATACCTTCAAGGACTTCATCAGAATCGACTTTAAATTTTTCAGACTGTAACCCTACTACACCATCAGCCGGAGAAATGCAAAAAAGGTTGATGAAGTGAATGTCGTTGCCGTCTTCGGTGCGAAAATCTCCGATTCTGTAGCCAACTATTTTTTTAATATTTGCCATATTCTTGTCTCCTTTCTTGAATAATCTTGAATAAATTTTATAAGGGCACTCGGAAAGACTTGACAT